AGTGACCAAAACCGCAATGTCATTTGGTCGATCGTATTCATGAATTATCAGCTGCCCTGTGACGTACTTTGTCCAGCGCACTTCAATTGCATTGCCTACGTCAGCCTTCGTTTTGAATTTGTTTTCATACGGGTTGAACGGAAGGTCGAAGTATTTGGCAACAACCCATTCGCTGCCGATTGCTTCAGCCGATTCAACCAGGTATTCAAACGTTTCCATTTCCTTTTGGTGACGTTGCGGGTTGTCCATGAATTTGTTGTTGTCCACGCACAATTTGACTGCTGCCAACATGCACATGATTTCTTCGTCCCGGGACAATTGCATTTTCATCTGCAACCCCCACACAACCAAGCAAGTTTTTCGCCTGCCTGTCCTATCTTGTAACCGAAGGCGTCCAGTTTGGTGATCTTGGCGCACCCGTCGCATTGTTCGACTTTGTATTCTGCAATTACTTCACCATGCTTCAGCAGTTTGCAAGTCATTGTCTGCGGGTTGATCAATTCCATGTAGTCACTCATACCTGTGGCTTCCATTTTCCGTCACTGCCCAAAACGTACCAAGCGGGCGCACACTGGGTTGCCTTTGTGCGTTCAGTGCAGAAATACCCACCCCAATTTTTTGGTGCGCCTTCGTGGGCTTGCTTCCAAATGCGGTGACCATGACTGCATTGCGGTGCTTCGGTTACCAATTGACCGCCCAATTGTTTTGCCACTTCGTCCATTGATGAACCCAATGACGGAATGCCTGACTGTTCGGCTTCAGCTGCGGTCTTGTAACTGGGCACGTCACCAAACTTCTTTGTCCACGGGTCATAGTCGTCAGCCGTTGATTTGGCAACGGTTGTGCTGATTGTTTCAACCTTTTCCATGTCCTGGCGGGTTGGTCGCTTATCTGTACCAAGCAAAAGACCAATGGCACGTCCAATGCTGCTTGTGACCGTATCTTCGCAAAAGAATTTTTTCATTTGGACGTTGTATGTTGCGACGTTGCCGAATGCATAATCGATCGCCGAAGGCTTTTCGTCTTCGTACTCTTTGAAGATTTGGGTCTGAACAAGAATGAAACCCTTTTCAGCATTGAATTCGACAATGTGGTTTTCAATTCGACCAGTTGGGTGTGTCTCCCAAAAACGTTTGATTCGTGCTGCAACGTCTTCGTAGTTGTCCAGGAAGCCAGCCATTATTTGACCGCCTTATTTGCCATGTGGCGAATCATTGCCTTACGACGTGCCATACCTTCGCGCTTGCCTTCTTTGAAGCCTTTTGCGTAACCCGCAGCGGCTGCCATAACCATGAGGACAATTACCCCCACCAAACGCCCCAATGTGTCAGGGTCTAATAAATCAAGTACCATTTTGAATTCTCCCGATTCTAGGTGGTAACTGCTACCACCTGAACTCAGGGTGACGCATGATTGGCGCGCGGTCAAGAACCTTGCGTGTTTGTCGGCGTGTCTCCAGGCTTTGGCTTTGATTTCAGTCCGTTGCCAGCAAGTACCCCGCCCAATGAACCAGTCAAGAAAATTGCCAGGGTCTTCAATAGATCAATGAACGCTGCGTCGTTGGGTGCTTGTGCGCTGACTGGTTGAGTGACGAAAATAAGTGCGTAGGTAATTCCCAGGGTGACGATCAAAAACACCATTGCCAGCGTTGTGCCAATTATTAAAATCAGCTGCGCGTGGATTTCTTCGGGCGACTTACGGCGTGCGGGTCTGTTGCGATTCAATTCCAAGTAGGTCGTCAGTGCATGTTCCAGTCGGGACGCACTGTGGTTTTTGGCATTCCGCTTTTGCCCAGTTGTCGAATTCTTGACATTCATAACGCACCCACCCTTGATACCCGCAGGCGGTCAGGGCTAGTGCAAGTGCCCAAACCAACCCTGCCGCCGCGAATCGTCGGTTCACTTCCCCGTAGAACCGAAGGCTTTGTCGTTTGGATTTAACCAGCGCAAAACAACTGGTGCAACTGCTGCTGCACCTGCCATTGCAAGGGTCTTCGGGTCAGTAACACCCGCCATGAATAGGGCAAGTGCTGCCGCCATGAATGAACGCGCCCAGGACGCTGCTAAGGCTTTGGCTTGTTCCATTTTTTCGTCTCCTTCTTTGGCTTCGTTGCCGTGGTTGGTACTTCAATCTTTGGAAATTCTCCCTTATAGGGTACAAACTTTGGAATACCGAAACCGACAATTTCCTTGCCTTCACCGTATGACCGAACCTTCAGCATGACCATGCCGCCGTTGCGTTGGTCGCCTGTCCCGCTGGTGTTTCCTTCGATCGTCAAACACGTTTTTGTGTCGATTAAACCCACAACAATTCCAATGTGTGAAATACGATCAACGCCGTCATGTGGAAAATCCATAAATGCCAAATAACCCAGTTGCGGCATACCTGACCAACGTTGGATTTCCTTGAATTTATGTGCGCCAATTGCAGTTGAAACAACTGAATGCATTTTCACGCCCGCCTGCGCTGCACACCAATTGACAAATGAACCACACCAGGGCAAACCGTCTGCCTTTGTGAATTTGCCGTACTTTGTCAGGTTGTCGCCTTCTTCGATTGTTCCGACTTCGCCTGCTGCGACTTCGATCAACCGTGCATTTGTGCCGTTAGGAAATGACAACCCAACCACCTTCTTCCTCATTCCATTGGTAATCCTTGCCGTCTGTCGGCATTTCAACTGGCGGTTGCCAAAATGAACCAACGCGAATCCATGAAGCAAATGGTTGCGGTGCAATAAAAATGTCTTCTTCTAAATTGTATTCATAACCGACCGAAGCAAACGTCCCACGAATTGTTGAATTGTAGGAAGTTTGAATCCATTGTCCGCCAAGTCCCAAGACATTTGCAAGAAAATTCTGTCCTTCATTTTCTAAAGAATTATCAACAACAAGGACACGAACCACAATGTTGTTTTCGTCTATTTCTGCAAAATGCGCCATTAGAACGTTACGCTCCCGCTTCCTGTCCATTTGTAAATTCGATAACCACCTGCAACCGTGACTGTTGGTGAACCAGTCGTTGCGGTTGCTTCTGCAAATGAATCTAAATAGCGAATGATGACAACACCCGAACCACCGTTTGCGCCTGCGTAAATACTGTTGCCGTATTCACCACCACCACCGCCGCCTGTGTTTGCAGTTCCGTTTGTCGCTCTTGTAACTGGAACGGACGAACCACCATTTCCACCGCCGCCTGAACCACCCAAACCTTTAGTTTCGCCACCGCCGCCACCGCCGCCTGCGTAGGTAACTGATGAACCCGAAATTGAATTTGCAACGCCTGCGCCGCCTGCGTCGCCAATTGCGCTCGAACCTGAATTCACACCAATTTGTGAAGCACCGCCACCCGCGCCTGCGCCGTCACTGCCATTACCTTGTGAACCCGCATAACCTTCAACGGGACTGTAACCGCCCGAGTTTCCTGCACCGCCTGCGGGTGAACCAGCAGAACCACCACCGCCGCCTGAACCACCTGCGCCACCTGTGTCAACGGCATTGTAACCGCCGCCACCGCCGCCACCTGACGCGCTAATCGTTGAAAATACTGAATTGCTGCCAGTGTCGCCACGTTGACCAGTGTTTGCACCACCTGCGCCGCCTGCGCCAACTGTAACGGTCAATGCAACGCCCGCAGTTACTGCAAAACCTGAAGCCGAACGATAACCACCTGCGCCACCGCCACCTGAACCACGATCTAATCCGTTTGCCGCTTTACCGCCACCGCCACCGCCGCCTGCAACAACTAGGTATTCAACCGTTGGTGTCTTGGCTTTTCCACCTTGCGCGGTAATTCCTAAAATTGGGTTACGCATTACGCAATGCCACCAATGACTGTCCATGAATTAGCTGCAAGTTTGATTGCACTTGCGATTTTGTAACGTGCCAAAACGGGTGAACCTGACGTCGCACCAGCTGAAACAACTGTTGTTGTGCCAGGTGTTGTTGCAGTAATTGTTGTGACGCCTGCACCCTTCATGTAAATGTTTAAAACTGTCCCAATGTCAAAATTCACGCTTGCATCGGTTGGAATGTTGAAAGTGTTTGCCGAAGCGTTGTCCATTGTGACAAGCGTGTTTGTGCCGTCGCCAATAACTGCCGTGTAGGAAGTACCAGTTTGAGCATTGATTGCCAAACTCATGTCGTCTTGGGCTATCCATGTGAAATCCATGTCAGTGCCTGAAGCCTTTGCCAGCACCTGACCAGTTGTGCCGCCTTTAAGATCAGCCATTGTTGTATCAACGCCTTGACCAAAAACCGCAAAATCGGCTGGAAGATCTGTGACCAAGTCGGAAGACGTGGGCATGACCCACCCGAAATTTGTTGTTGGATTTGCCATGATTTCCCTTTCGTTAAGCCACTATTGTGGCATTTGCCCAGTCTAAAGTCGGCGACACGCTTGTCCATGTTTCGGTGATCGGTACGTCGTTCCAACGCATTGCCTGCAATGAATAGGCAAGTGGTGACAACAACAACGTAACGCTCAAACGATTATACGCGGCTTGAAACGACCAACCTTCGACAAATCCTTGAAATGTACCTGAAGACATGTTTGACGGCAGGTTTGTCAACGCGATTGCTTCGCCCATAAAAATGCCCAACAAATTGTCGCGGTCTGAGTTGTCAATTTCAGGGTTGGTTAGGTCAAACGTGATTTCGCTAAAAATGGGTTGCGGTTGGGCGCGAAGTGACAAATAGAAATTTGCCTGGGCTAACGCGTCAGCTGAATTGTGAAGTGTGGTCGTGATGATTTGCGCAAGTGTGCCGTATTGGGCAATTGAAGTTGCGTCACTGGCTGATTGTTCGCTGCTGCTGGTTGCGTCGTATTTGATCGTCAAGGAATTGCGCACGTCGCCAACACGGGTTTCAATGCGCAAACCTGCTGCGCGGGCATGGTTGGCGTCAAGGTCAACATAACCGTTTGCGGCAAGGTATTGGGTGCGGTGTGTGCTATCGGCATACCCGATCGCACCAGTTGGGGATTCGTACAAATAACCAAGTCCCGAAGTTGCCAATGCTGAAACCAATGAATAAACGTCAATTCGATCGCTTGAACGCGCTGCTAATTCGTAATTGCCTGGACGGTCGATTTCACCCAAACCATTGTTCTCAGCCGTTGCCCATGTCGTGCCCGCTGGTGTGTACCCACCCCATGTCACCGAAGGTGCAACCTGCGCCCAGGTATTGAACAAAACGTCGCTCAAAATGTCATAAATTTGATCACCGTCAAATTCTTTGGAAAGGACGCCATTGGTCAATGCCTTTGGCAAACGCGCCAATGCGCCCAATGCGGTGATTGAATAAGTCTGTGTGAACATGGTCGAACCAACGTCACGGACTTCCAAACCAATGTCCACAACGTTGCCACCAAAAATGGGGACAAAAGTGCCTGCGGTATCTTTTACCTGAACTGAAATTGTTGAGTTGATTTCTACAGGCAATGCGGTTTGATTGACGTCGATCAATTGAATGTTGGTGTATCCCGCTTGGGCTTGCTCATAAATGTTTGTTCGACCACTGCGGATTGTTAGGTTTGCCAAAACTGCGTCAGCATAATCAACGCCGTCAATTGTGACCTTCCAAATGGGTGACCACTGTGTCATGTTAGATTGCCTGAAGCGCGCTTGCGCCACCTGTGCCGCGGTAATAACTGGAATTTAAAGTTTCAACGATCGTGCGTGCAGTGCCTTCTTTATCAAATGCACCCGTGACGGTCAGATTGATTGTTGTGCCGCTGTCACGCGCTTCAGCTGCGCGGAATGAACCAGGGTTGAAGTTTGATGAAACTGCATTCGTCGCAGCAGCAGCGGTTGCAGCAACTGCCGCAGCCGTTGAAACACCGCCACCGCTCGACGTGGTCGTTCCGCCGGTTGAAGGTGCGGAAATGCTTGGGATTGTTGTTGAAGGCGTTGTAACTTTTGGCGTAGAAATACTAGGAACGCTGACAGTCGGTGTTGAAATCTTTCCGACGTTTGGCAAAAATGGAATTGCGTTGTATGCAGAAATCAGGGCATTGATTCCAGCAACTGCCCCGGAAATCAAACCATTGAGAATTCGTACAACACCAGCAATGACGTCAATGACACCGCCTGCAATTTTGCCTGCAACCTGTAAGGCGCCGCCAAGCACCGTGCCAATGACGGGTGCAAGATAGGTTGCAATGTAACCGCCAAATTCTTTGAATGTCTCCAGGTTGTCACCGATTGCGTCTTTGACGTAAGAAAAGGCTTTGACCATGCCGTTGATGATCGGCGTGAAAATACTGGTGATGATGTTGCCCAATGTCGTGATCGTGCCACCAAGTCCGTTGCCGTCCAGGCTAAATGCTTTTGAAAATGCGTTGATTGCTGGCAATGCGTTTTGATTGATGAAATTGATAACCTTTTCGAGAATAGGCAACAACGCAAAACCTATTGTTTCCTTCGCTTCGTCGAAGGCGACCTGCATGCGTGCAATTCGTCCCGCGTATGTGTCGGCGTTACGCGCAGCAGCCCCGCCAAATAAATCTGAAAGGCGACCTTGCACCTGGGTGAAATCCATTGTTTTCAATTCAGCAGCTGAAAGTCCAATGCCCAATTTGCCAAGCGCAGCGGTGTTTCCGTCGTACGCCTTGCCCAATGCGTTTGCCACTGTTTCCAGCGGTTTGCCTGTTGCCGTGGATACGTCCAGCGCGGTTGAAAGTAAATCTTGCGCTTTTGTGATTTCGCCCGTCGATCTAACAAGGCGACCCAATGCTGGGCGCAGTTGATCGTCAGCCACACCAGTGGCAAGTGACATTTGAAGGATTGATTGTTCGGTTGCTGCAATTTGTGCCGTTGTCGCGCCCGTAGCGTTCTCCAACGCCAATGCCAACTGTGTCTGTGCCTTCTCGTCTTCAATGGCGGCTTTGACGCCTTCAACGCCGATTTTGAT